AAATGGCTCATGCTGTGTAACTCCCCGAAGAAGTAAACGTGATAATTGTGTTTGAACCACTTGTTGTAACTGTCGGAGAACCTGTTGTTGTGCCAGAATAAAATGTTGTTGGGATAGAAAGAATAACAACACCAGAACCACCCGCAGAACCGGAAGCACTAGGAGCGGCCCCGCCACCTCCCCCGCCTGTATTTGCTGTACCAGTAACGCCAGCACCCCCGCCACCCCCTGTGCCACCCGCACCAGCACTTGAGCCAGCACCAGCGCCGCCACCGCCTCCGGCGTAATACACAGCAGAACCAGTTATAGAAGATTGAAGACCAATACCGCCACTACCCGCTGCTGAACTTGTTCCAGTTCCACCGACTGCACCAGCCCCACCGCCACCGCCTGCAGGAGCATTTGTTGTTGACCCAGCGCCACCAGCGTTTCCTTGGCCGGAAGTTCCTGAACCACTGGAAAGGTTGCCACCACCCGATCCGCCAGCCGCACCTCCACCACCAGAACCACCTGATTGCCCCGGCGCTGAGTTCCAAACGCCTCCTGCTCCGCCGCCGACAGATGCAGTTAATCCTGTAATAGATGAACTTGATCCGTTAGAAGAAGCAGCCCCTCCTCCTCCCACTGTAATTGTATAAACAATCCCCGAAGATAATGTTGTTGATCCAGTTAAATAGCCACCTGCGCCACCGCCTCCACCTGTGCCTGTAGAACTTGCGCTACCTCCCCCTCCGCCACCCGCAACAATCAAATATGACCCGAAATAACCACCTAATGAACCCCAAGTAGGTGCAACACCCGAACCTTTTGAAACCAGAACTTGCCCTGATGATCCTTGGCTGGTTGGCATAGGAATGCTGGTCCATGCAGAACCATTATACACATCCAACGCATTTGTGGTCGTATTAAACCCAGTTTGCCCTTGGTTGGGCGAGGCAGGGCGCGTGGCGGTTGTCCACGTTGGGAACGTCTCACCATTTTGACCGTTTAGGATAATGCTCATTCTGCGGCTCCAATGGTAAGTTGCCCATCTGCAACAAGTTGCATAATGGCGGCGTAGTCAGAGTTGGCGGGGTCTAATGGGACAACTGATGAAAGCCCATTGATGTCAACACGGATGGAGGTATTTTGACCAACTATATAAACAGCATTTTCATACATGGCTTATAACTCCGCAGATGCTTGAACTATGCAACCTGAAGCAGAGTTAATTGCTGTAGGTTGATTGCTAAATGTTGCACCATTAAAATAAAACGTAACCCTTAATGCAGTTGCACTTGCATTTGGGCTTACTGTTCCGGTTTTTGTTGAAGCACCAACATAGGGTTGCGTAAAATACCATTGAACGCCCGTTGGGCTGGTATTGTAATTACCGTCTGTAAATGGGTTAGTTATTGTAGGAGTAGCCCTCATTGGTGTGGGGTATGTTATGGTTGCCGAAATTGCCGAACCGTTGGATGTGGATGCAACTGAATATTGTGGCGCAGATTCATTCCAATAATACCGCTGACACTGCGCCAACTGAGCATTATATAATGGCCGTTCAAATGGTGTGGCTACAGAGCCTTGTTCAAGTTGGACGCCTGTGATGTAGAAGGTTGCGCTGGATGTACCTACAACGCTTGTTGCGCCAGTGGGAGCAAAATATGCCGTACTTCCCCAAGAACCCGCCGTTCCACTAACTGATGTTCCCGCGCCAAGAGAAAAATATACATTTAACCCTATGGCATTATTTGTTGACCAAGTTCCAGTGGTGTCGCCCGAAATTGTTATTGTTATATAGGTCCACGTATTGGCAGAAGGAAGACTATAAGAAAAGACATAAAACCTATTTGCGGCTCCATTATTAATGGTTCCGCCAAATGTTCCTGTTAAAGAAGAATAGGCCCAAAAAGATAGTGTTACCGACTTGGCAGAAGATGTCCCCCACGCCAAATCTGCAATATTATAACCTTCTATTGGTTGGCACATCAGTGTATAATTTGTTGTTCCAACTGAATAATTGGAAGTTGATGTACAGCCCAAATAATTAGAAAATCCAACAGGAGGAGTAACAGAACCTCCATTCTGTTGAATATTAAAGAGGGAATTTGTTGTTCCTACGTTTTTCCATCTATCTAATGTATAAGATGTATTGGTATTGGCAACACTTGCCCCCGCATTCCGCTGGTCAATCACCATATTACCATTAATAATTTTGTTCCGCAGAAACGACGATGACCCATACGGCATACCCGTAGCAATAAGGTTTGCGCCGCCTGTGACGTTACCTGCCGTGTCCAACGTGATGTTGGCGGTGGAGGATGAGGCGTTCTGGATGACGGTGGTGTTTAATGTAGCTACCATAGCAATTTACCTTAATAATTGTAATGTTCTTCAACAATAATAATGCCAGAACCACCCGCGCCACCAGCAAAGCCAGAAGTTCCCGCTGTTCCCGCCGTCCCAGCAGCACCGACAGCATAAGCATACGTAGCAGAAGGATTGGAAATAATTTTTTCTAAATAGCCACCTGCACCGCCTCCATATCCTGCGTTATTTCCGCTTGATACGTTGCTAGCACCGCCACCTCCGGAACCCGTATTGGAAATAGCAGAACCGCCGCCACCTGATATACCCGCTTGCCCAGCCCCGCCAAATACCGATGATGCGCCCGCTCCACCAGCATTTGTCGCGGATGCTGTTGTTACAACGACGTTTCCTGTTGCACCGGAGATATTAAAATCTCCCCCGCTTGCGCTACCGCCACCGCCTGAACCAGCAACGCCTGATTGTCCACCGCCACCGCCACCATTTGCGGTTAATAATGAAGTGCCAAATGTGGTTGTTCCACCTGTTCCGCCAGTTCCGCCAGATGAACCGTTTGAACTGCCACCGCCACCCCCGCCTCCGCCGATCATACGGACACGTATCCAAACTACCCCTGCTGGCTTAGTATATGTTCCAGAACTTGACGTAAATATTTGTTGGGTAGGGCCAGTTGTGCTTTGATTACTGGCAGTATTGTTAAGCAACAATGTACCAGTAGATGCCGGAAGCGTAATAGTATTTGAACCTGCTACAGCCGTAGGAGCAAGTGTAATTGAACCAGACGTTGAACCGTTAAGTGTTACGTTTCCCATTATACAACCGTCCAATTTGATGATGATGGAATAGTCACGGTGGCTCCACTTGCAATAGTAACTGGCCCAAATGTACCCGCATTGGTAGTAGCAGGAACAGAGTAAGATGTATTCACTGTCTGCCCATTATTCCAGAATATCTGATCCGTACCGCCACCCGTAGCACCCGCTGTGATCGTTGACCATGTAGGTTGCGCCGCAGAACCCGCAGATGTCAGAACTTGACCAGTCGTGCCGTAGCTGATGGACGTTGAAACCGAGCCAATACCCAAAGCACCTGACGTATTGATCGCAAACTGGCCCACGCCATTCGTGTAGAACGATAGCGGCAAGTAAGTGCCCGAGCCATTGATGCCGGAAACCAACTGGACGTCAGTCGTGCCGTTCGTGGCGATCAGGATTTTGGACGCGTTGGTCGGGTTAGAATTGTTCGTTGCCTGCCAAGAAGCGGCCGTTGATGTGCCAGAAGGCAGGGCGTAGATGCCCGTAGTGCTATTGGCGGTGCTTGTCTGGAACGCGAAGCGAGACGCAATAGTCGTATTGGTGAAGTCAGCAAGGAAGAAAGCGCCCGTACCTGTAGCCGTGATGTTGCCGCTCGTCGTAGGCGTTGTGATCGTTGGCGAAGTAGCCAAAACAATACCGCCAGAACCCGTAACCGCCTGCCCGAGAGCCGTCTGCACACCCGTCCCAAAGGACGTAATGCCCGTACCGCCGTTGGAAATCGCAAGTGTACCACTGAGTGTGATAGCGCCCGTTGTGGCCGTATTAGGCGTTAGCCCTGTAGTGCCTGCGGAGAAGGACGTTACGCCACCCGTAGAAGCCGCCCATGTAGCCGTTGTACCGTTCGACGTCAGGACGTAACCGCTCGTCCCAATGGCAAGGCGTGTGGCGCTGTTCGTGCCGTTACCGATGATCAAGTCACCCGTCGTGGTAATCGGAGACAAGGCGTTGAATGCTGCAGATGCCGTGGTCTGACCCGTACCGCCGGATGCGATAGGCAAAGTGCCCGTAGTCAAGGCAGACGATGAAGTCGCGTATACCGCACCGCCGGATGTGAACGAAGTTAAACCCGTACCGCCGTTCGTCGTGGCAAGCGTACCCGCTAGGGTTACCGTGCCTGTCGTGGCGGTTGATGGTGTAAAGCCTGTTGTGCCTGCAGAGAACGATGTCACGCCGCCTGTAGACGCAGCCCAAGCAGGTAAGCCACCGACAAGCGTTAGGACGTAGCCGTTCGTGCCCGCGGCCAGACGCGACCATGTGTTCGTCGCCGAACTGTACAGCAAGTCGCCTGTGGCAACTGCAGTTAGACCCGTGCCGCCGTAGGTCGGGCCAATAGCCGTGCCATTCCAAACGCCCGTGCCAATCGTTCCCACGCTGGTTAGCGAGGACGAGACGACGTTTGACGCCAAAGTTGTGCCGGACAACGTGCCTGCAGGGGCGATAACTGCCGCCGTGGAAGCCGCCGTCAACTGTCCTTGGGCATTAACCGTAAATGTCGGAATGGCCGTAGAGGAGCCGTAGGATGCCGCTGTAACCGTGGTGTTGGTAATGCTGAACGTGTTGGACGAGAGCGTAAGGCCTGTACCTGCCGTATAAACGCCGGGACCCGCGATCTGAACAAACGTAAGCGGTGTCGTTCCAATCGTGATCGGGAAGTCGGTCGTTTGAATCCACTGCGTACCAGCATTGACCGTTCCAGAAATAATAAATGTCGTATCGCCGGGCGCAACTTCATTTGTTCCAGTACCCGTTTGATCGTAATCCGTTGCACGGGTAAGCACCCAGCCAACCGAACCAGAACCAACGCTTGTTACCGTGTAAATACCGTTATATTGGCCGCTTGTTTCATTCTTGACCAGAATACGCTGACCAACCGATGGGTTTGCGCCATCAATAGCCAAAGTAGCAAAAGGAGAAGTCTTGGTGATCGTAGCGCCAACGCCGGACGACCCATTGCTATAATTTACCGAGCCAAGATCCGCGGTCGTGCCATAGCTACAAGCAGCATGATAATTGACGTTGCTAACCGCTGCGTCCACATAGGCTTTATTGACGATATCGGTGCTATTGGTCGGCGTGGTTGTAATCGTACCCGTGGTCATGGACACGCTAGTGGCCGACGCGGCACCGAGAGTAGGCGTTACCAAGGTTGGCGAAGTTGCCAACACTATGCCGCCGGACCCCGTAACGGTTTGACCTAATGCAGTCTGGACGCCTGTACCGAGAGCCGACAGCCCCGTACCGCCGTTAGCGATAGGCAATATGCCCGTCACACCCGTGGTTAATGGCAGACCCGTAGCATTTGTGAGAACGGCCGATGAAGGTGTACCGAGCGCGGGTGTTACAAGCGTTGGCGAATTTGCCAACACGATACCGCCCGAGCCAGTGACGTTTTGCCCTAAAGCGGTTTGCACACCCGTTCCAAACGAGGAAATACCCGTGCCGCCATTGGCGATAGGGAGGGTACCGGATGTGATCTGCGTTGCGGCAATCGCAATAGACGTGCTTGCAGCGGCCGTGAGTTGGCCTTGGGCATTGACGGTAAACGTGCCGACAGACGATGCAGAGCCGTAAGAAGCGGCCGTGACGCCCGTATTGGCAATAGAAATCGTACCCGAAATCGTGATGGGGTTGCTTGTGCTGCTGCTTAAACCCGTGCCTATACCGATGCTCGTAACAGTACCCGTGCCGCCAATTGTAGCCCAAACAGGATTAGCGCCCGAGCCCTGCGTTTGGAGGATTTGTCCAGATGCGCCCGGCGATAGAGCCAACCACGTTCCGGCAGAGCGATAGATCATCGACCCCTGCGTAGTGCCGAACACACCATCGAGGAGGGACGTTAAAGACACGCCGACAGGAGAGGCGGTCGATCCAGTCGCATTGGCCACAACATAGTTTGTCGTGATTGGCGCAAGCGCAAGAGTGCGGTTTGTTGTTAGGTCGCCACCACCTGTAAGCCCCGTGCCTGCCGTAATGGTCGTCGACGAGGCGGCCGCACCGATGTTGGAAGGCACGATTGTAAGGCTTTGAGCCGATGTAATGCGGCCGTAAACGTCGACAGTGAACCGCGAAAGGGCCGAGCTAGTGCCGTATGTGCCCGCGGTAACGCCCGTATTTGGCAATGAAATCGTGCCAGTGGACGTAATCGTGCCGCCATCTAGGCCATTACCCGCCGTAACAGACGTAACCGTACCCGTGCCATAAGACTGGGCCTTAACGAACGCAGTGGTCGCAATCGACGTGCTATTGTCGGCCGATGTAGGCGTGGGCGCCGTAGGGTTGCCAGTAAAGTTAGGAGACGCCAAGGGAGCCGCGCCCAACAGGGTCATCGTCTGCGCGACCGTTAGGTCTTGCGGCGTTGCGGCGCTACCGGAATTGTTGCCCTTGATTGTATTCGCAGGCATCGTGCTGAGATAGCTATTGGTAATGCTACCCGTGTTAAGGCCAATCGTACCCGTTGTGGTAATCGTTCCACCAGACAACGGCGCCTGAGCCGTGATCGACGTGACCGTGCCTGCGTTTGTATTGAACCCTGCAACCTGCGAAACTGTGGCGCTGTATGACGTATTGCCCTGCACAATCATAAGTTGGGCCGACCCACTCAAGTTTACCGCTACTGGTAGGTTTGGAATGGAAATATTGGCCATTTTTATAACCCCGGCTGCGGTATTTGAGTGTAGCCATAAGGAAGACCAACGAGGGCCGTGACCATAAGGGTCGTACCTTGAAGCAGATTGCCTGAAGGTATAGCACTATTCGTCTGATAAGTGAATTGTGTGGCCGTTGTTACGGTAACACTATAGAACCCGTCAGCCGCGTTTTTGGTCAAACCTTCAACAGCAATTTGATTGTTCGTAACCAAGCCATGAGGCGATGAACAGGTAACCGTGATAGTGCTTGTGCCATTTGCCAAAACGGACAATGGGTTTAAATTTACGCGGTATGCAGTTGATAAAAACTGTGGTTGTACCGAATTTTGATCCAAGCCAGTAGGAAGACCAATAGGGGGAGGCGTAGGGTACGATCCGTCATTGTTCACCAAACTTACTGTCGGATAAATTGGAATACCCGTAGTTGGATCTTTAGGCGCACCCATAGATACCGCAATCGTTGTCGTTTCGGAGAAATAATAATCCGTAGGACGTGAATTTTGGATTGGCATTGGATCGGCAGGCAACACAATTGCACGTAATTGATTTTGTGGCGTATCAAGGCATGGAGTGCATACCAGAATACGTTTATTGATTAGCCCTGCGCCTGCATAATCAAACTGCCATTGCAAACGGTCATGATTATAGACAAATCCACAACGGTCGCACTGCCCCGCTGCCCTCGGATTACGAGAACTTATAGATGCCCGTCCGAGTTTAGAGGCGTATCCCATTGATTTTACCTAAAATAGCCGCTGATCTGTGGGCTAATGTATTGTTGCGCGGTTTCTACGTTTTGTTCTGCCGCAACCGCATACGCTTCATCAGCCATTGGCTTTAAAAGCATAGCTTTTTGTGGGTTCCACATGACCGCAAGACGGTGACCGAGCGCATAAGCGTAGGCTTCCATCCAGAGATACGGGATTTCAACCGTTTGGCCAGACGTATAATTGCTATCTTGGATTTGCCGAACGCGATAATACTTCAAATACTGCGAAGATACGCCATCTGGAACAGGCCAAAGAGTCACGGTAGGCCCAATTGAGCCAGTAGAACGCGATGAACTGATCAACCGATCAAACCAAAATACCGTTGGAAAACCCTGTTGCTGTTTATTGGGGTAAGAAGCGTATTCGGTGCGCGAAACAGGAAGAATAATTCGGTCAATTGGGTTAAGTTGGTTAGCGGTGGTTGTAATATAAGCGTCCAAAATTACCACGGTGCTAGGATCAACCGAATAAGTGTTAACAGATGTTGAGATGCCGTATTGATTATATGGTGCAATATAGGCGCTAGTTGGCGTTGATGTACCATTATAAGATGCTGTAAATGATACTGCACCATTGGTGGCGGCCGTAACCGTCTGAGTGCCATCTACAACACCCGTTCCGTAAATCGTAATCTGTGTTCCAACAGTGTAAATAGGCGTATTTGGCGTGGTATAGGTCAGCGTTGTTGTCGTACCGTTTCCGGTAACGCTTATAATCACAGGATTTTGGTTAAGATTAACCGTTTGAAGATCGACAGTCCAAAGATTAACGCCACGGTTTGACCAATTAGCCAAAAGCATGTTCGACGCCATACGCGCCGATTCCATATGCTCTTGTGCAATCGCAGTATTCCGTATTTCGGCAAGGTTAAACGCATAAAGCGTAAGTTCGCCAAGCGACGGATTAAAGTTGTAAGTGCCGCTCGTGGCCATGACGGCTCCTATTAGAAGACGGTATTGGTATCGTTAGCAATCAAAACACCACCAATGTTGATGCTTACCGTTGCAGCAGCAGCCGCGCTTGGAGCAATTTGAAAACGTAAATCCGTTTTTTCAGGATATGGGAACGGGAACTCACGCTGAATTGCATAGTTTGTATTAAATGGCGTCTGAACAATTAATTTTTGAACGCCAGAAAACGAATTGGTGATTGCACGATACGTAGTGTAGTTTGTGCTGTTACCGTTAAACGATGAATAAGCGCCATAACGCCAACCATAGAACGTATAACCTGCAGGAACCGTATATACGGCCATCTGCGTTGCGCCAAGGCTGCTTGTCGTTCCGTTAAATACGCCCGTGTTAATCTGGGCATACGTTACGCCGCCGTTGGTAAGTGTAACCACGTTTGCAGGGTTCGTCGCGCTACCAGCGGAAACAAACATGCTATTGATGCGGAGATAGGAATTAGTCGTTGTTACGCCCGTTGCGCCAGTAAGCACAATATTTTCAGAGATAACATTGTAATTGGCATCAAGGCCAACAATTGTAATGGTCGCAGTGTCACCCGCACCACCCGCCAAGGTCATTGTAGTTGCAGAAGATGGGAATACGTATTCCGTTGTACCCATGTTTTCCCAAACTGTGCGGAATAGGTTAGCCGTTCCCGGGGTCGTGCCATATCCAAAAATGTTTTGAGGTGCATGGTTGGTAATTTGACCACGCGAAACTTGAAGTTGGAACGGCTCATATTTGCTATTCTTGGTAATGGAATCCCAGACAACGCCAGTTTGAGAAATCGTAGCCATAATTATTTACCTTTTTTCCGTGCCGCAGCGGCGTTGTCAATCAAGTTAGGGTATGGCCGTCCTGCAGCCCTTGCTCTAGCTTTAGCACTTTGTTCTTGTTTATGCGACAAGTGCTTTGTGTGATGGTCTTTAGGGAGCTTGGTTTCCCAAAACGGCTTGTCAGACATTAGCAACCCCACTTGCGAAGTGACTTATTGATCCTGCTATCAGGATCTGCGGCCTTAGCCGAACCCGTCATCTTACGTTTCATGCCAGTCATTCTAGCACAAAAATTATCATGACGAGGATTGTCTTTATCCTTGGTTGGCGCTTTTAAATGGTGACCTTCGGCACGGGCCGATTGACGACCACGTTCGTTAAGTCCACCCGATGGTGATTTGCCTTCAGAGCGTGTCCAAGCAGCAGTCATTTGAAACTCCGAAAAGGGAAGAAGGGGGCTTTCGCCCCCAACTTATTAATCGTGTTCTGGCTCGTACGAGTGGTGAGCCTTTGGCTCTTTACCCGGATTTGCCGAGGACAATGGGTTCATATCCGATGCACGACCGCCTGCCTTACGTGGCTTACGATCGCCGCGGTGATGAGCCATTTTACCCATAGCCATACCAACGTGATGCTTTGCCATACCGCCGCGCTTACGCTTCTTGGCTTCCATTTCAACGTGGGAACCTTTGCCTGCGTAAACTTCTTGTGGCGATGCGTCGTCAGCGAAGTGGCCTTCCATATCCGACTCCACGTCATGATGCATGACATGGCCACCCTTGGCGTGAGCCGCACGAGGGTGTTTGTGATGCACTTCATGCCCGTATTGATGAGCCTTACCACCGTGCGCGTGGTGATGTGCCTTGTGACCCTTCATGGTTCACTCCTAGAAGTTGTAGTATTGGGTTAAGCCAAACAAGCCGGTCGCTGACTGGACATTGTAAGCCTGTGGGATCTGACGGAACACGTATTTGTTCGTGCCAGTGGACGGCGTTAGATTGACACCTGACGCATTCGCAAGGTCAATCGTGCCACGGACATCGCCCGTTGTTGCGGACGGTGTAGTACGATCAGCAGGCAAGAAGCCGTTTGCAGCAAATGCCGTGTTCACACCCATCGTAGTTTGTGAAGCACCGGAGTTTACCACAACTTCAGCAGCCGTGTCCGAACGAACAGGAAGACCAACGATTGCGGTTGTACCAACGGAATAAGCATGGGTAGCATCGGCTGCGTTAAGAACAACGCTCTTGATGTACTTGAATGCTTTCTTGCCGTTAACAGCGTTGCCTGCCGAAATCGTAATGTTTTCCGACATTGGATATCCGTAGATATCATAGCCGTTAACAGTTGCGGTCGTAGCAGTAGCGCTTGCTGCAGCGGTAACGCTTACAGCGCGGCCAACCATGGCCATTGGGTTCCAAAGCCAAATCGAAGGAGTTTGGAGGTTCGTCGGAATAGCGCACTGTTGCACGTTTGGATAAGCCAAAGTGACTGTACCAGACGTGAAAGTTACGTTTTGACTTAGCTGATAAGTACCAGTTTGTCCGTTACCAACCGTTGATGAAGTTCCCGTCGTCGTAATCTGAGAGCCGATATAGACGCCAGAAGATGCACCAAGAGTTCCACCCGTTACCGTTGTAGAGGCAGAGAGAAGAACCATTCCGGGTCCGATTGGCATGCCGCTATTTGCCGTAACCGTCAGAATGCCGTTCGTTGCCGAAGCGGTAACTGAAGCATAAGCATCAAGAGCAAGAACCGTATCCGTAACGCCTGTATCCGAACGGGTGAATACCGAAGAATAATAGACGCCAGTGGTCGCGGAGTTAGTCGAAACGAGCGTAAGAGTTGCACTCGTTGCGTTTGCAGAAGCCACAATGGCTGCCGCTGCGTTGGTATATGGGACACCAGTGAACGAAACAATGTCACTGAAGCCATACCATCCAAAATCCTGCGCCGACTGCGCTTCACCCGGAAGATAGGTAAATGGTTGACGTGGATCAAGGATGCCGCCCCCCGCATAAAATAGCGAGGAGCCTAGATCGGGGTTGTAATCCGAAGGCTGTGTTGGGTTTTGCCCAAATACAATCAACGGACCGGAGAATGCGGTATCAGCCATGGTGCCTTCTCCTTACGAGGTTGGGAATGAACCGTAAATCGAACGCCAGTTGTAGTAGCCGAACGAATAACGCTCGTAACCCTTAACGAGAAGGTTATCAGTCACAAAATCGACTTGCATGTCTGTTTCGAACTTAATGCGTTCCATATATGCAAGACCGTCGATGTTTGTAAGCAAGAACCATGCGTACGACGAGGTCAAGAAGTCGTTTACCATATAGCCTTCTGGCAAGCCACCAGCCGTTGTCATGATCGCGTTGACATCGTTATCTGCAGTACCCGGACGCAATTCTGTCTTGAGAAGACGGATCGCAACTGGTTCTAACTGCGGAGGAATGATGAGTTTGCGGCCACGAGCAAAGACCTTAAGGTTGGCCTGATCGCGGAAGTTCGTGCGGATTGCGATCATCGCATTCAACAGCGTGGCTTCGTTGAGGTCAACTTGGGTCGTTGGCGTGTTGGCAACCGAACCACCGTCAATAGGATGCGCCGTGGAGCAAAGTGCTACACCGTCACCGCCAACTGCAGCGTTATAGGTCTGTGCCGTGTTCAAGAGGTTTGCGCCGTAGATTTCCTTGGTCTGTTGGAAAGATTCAATCAGGCCGAGGTTTGAAGGCGTAAACTGGGTCTTGTAGAGGTTGTCGTCGATAGCCTTACGGGTGATTGCATAGCCGAGTGCAATTTCCGTATGCTCTTGGTTGTAAACGAAACGCTCACCTGCGCCCGAATCGAACGACGTCTGACCACCTTCGGTCTTCAGCTGGGCCAATCCGAGGTAGCGCATTTCTGCAGTACGCTCGAGAGCCATTTTCGAATCGTGCTTGGTGAAGATCTTGTCGTACTGAGATGGGATCATCTCGTACTTGCCTTCAACGCCACGGAGACCGGGGAGGAGAAGGTCACGAATTTGACTAAGATTAATAGCCATTGTGTGTTACTCCTTACAGGCCGGTTGTGGTGCGGAAGGTCTGATTGTTGAACGCTACAGTGATGTAGTTGTACGCGGTTGTAGTGTCCGTGCCGTTCGCGCCGGGAGGGGCGGTAATCAGATTATAAATGCGGAATGCATAGTTCGTGGAAGCGGAAATGTTTGCTTGGTTTGCG